GCGCATAGTTTTATTGTAAGACCTGTCTTAGTTAGATAAAGCCTGAACCTGAGCTTCTAGTTCTTCAACTTTAGCCACAAGCAGTTTCACTACGTTAGCAACGGTTTCCAAGTCTTCAGGGCTTACATAGCCGTCTTTACCAAATTGCTCTAATAGTTCATTGAGGTTCATTAAGCCCACGCTCCAGAGATAATTCCAGGTGCTCCTGTACCAATTTTTTGAATTTCCAAAAGCGTCCCTGTTTGCGCTGTAGCAGAAGAGCCACCACCAGTAGAAATCTGATATTTAAATTCCACGGTTCCACCCGTTGTAGCGTTAGTACGGAAGAAGCCTTCTACTATAATGGTGGCTCCAGTTACGCTTGCACCCAGTGTGGGGCTGATGCTTACAGCAGAAGTTGAAGTAGTTCTAAATGACTGAACACCACCAGAAGTACCAGACGCAAAAACCGCGCTGTAGTTTATGGCAACTGGCACTTGGCTAAATGTGGGTACTAACTGAATAGCCGCAGGTACTGCTGAGAATGTAAAGTTAACACCTAAATTCAAACGGAAGTAGTAAGTCTTAGCCGCTTCTAAAGTGAGCGCCCTAGCACCTGCTTGGAAAATAGATTGTGAAGAGTTAGTGGTAGCCGCAGTTGCGTTTGCGTTAGAAAATACACGAGCAATTGCTGGAACCATTAGTCTTCCAGTAGCAGTACCAGATGTAGTTGCGTAAAAGATGTCACCGTCATAGTCCATAGCACCAGCAGTAGCGGCTGGGGTGGATGCGTTTGCCTGGAATCTTAATGGAAGTAGTGGGGCGTTTGTTCCAGCAGCAAGAACTAACCCGCTTGTAAGTGTTCCACCAGTAAATGTTCCACCAACGGTAGTCCATGTAGGGGTAGCACCCGCACCAGCAGAAGTTAATACTTGACCAGAAGTACCAACAGAACCATTTAGCGTAATTGGAGAAGTTGTGCTGGATAAAACTAATCCAGCAGATGTCAGTGTTCCTGTAGTTACTACACCTCCAGCACCAGTAAATCTTGCCCCTGCTGTAGAGCCTGTGCTTGACAAGTTGTCGACAATTGTTTCTTCTACACCTGAAGCACCAGTTCTTGTTGCAAGTCGCAGTGTTCCTGCAGTTGTACCGTCACGGAAATAGAGAGTACCAAAATTTAGTCCAGGGCTAGACGCCTGAGCAGTTGCTCTACCCATAACAAACAAAGCACCGCTGTTAGATTCAGCCATTTGAGCAATGCTGTTCAGCGTTGCTACGTTAGTGGCTTTTAAATTGCCTCCAGAGTCAACCCTCGCCACAATTGCAGGTGTATTTGACTGCCATTCTTGAAGGTTGGCTGATTGGCTTGCTGCACCACGAACTACTAAACCAATAGTTCCAGCAGTACCAGTTCCGACAGACCAACGACCTGGATAAGTGCCAGATAAGTTAGAAGATAATCCGCCAAAGACCGTCATATTTAGGTAAGTATTACCTGCTGAATCTTGCAGTTGTAAGGCATCTGCGGTTTGGCTTGCTGCACCACGAATAGTTGCAACTACTTCAGATGCTCCAGTAGGCGTGATAAACGTTGAACCTGCAATGTTTGTTCTACCGAATTGGCTTACAGAGAACAGAGTTGTTGGAGTTGAGTTTTGGATTCTAAAGATGTCTGTGCTTTGCCCAGATGCACCTTTAATTGTTAACGGAACAATTGCAGCATCAGCGTTGGTTATGCTATTGCCACCAGTAGTGAATGTGAACGGAGTTAATATACTTTTAGCCATGATTTAATCCTAGCCGATAATTACGATTGTGTAGTCTCCAGCAGTTTGAGATGCAGCAAAGGTTATTGTAGTTGTACCACCAGAAGTAGCTGTGTTAGCGACATCAGTTTCTACTAATGTACCGTCGCTGGTCTTGTAAACCTGAACCAAAACCCATTGACCATAAGCGTGGTTGATAGTGGTTGTAGTTCCAGCGGAGTTAGTAGCTCTGTAGTAACGAGTTATCGCACCATTAGAGTTAGCTGTAGCACCAATAGCGCCTGAAGAGCCGTTTACGGTAGTAACACCTGTAGTAGAAGTTAGGTAAGTGTTTGTGTCAGCAGATAACTGCCCACCCGCACCCAATTTTACAAAACCAGAAGTACCTACTGTAGGAAGTTTTACAGTTCCAGTTACTGTTGTAGTGGTGCCTCCACCAGACATACCGAGAGAAATTGCGTAAGTATTAGCGGTACCAATATTAATAAGGCTAACTGCTGGGTCAGTATTACCCGCACCAGCATTGATAGTAATGCCTCCACCACCACTAGTAGCGCTTCCAGATCCTGCAGTTATACTTATAGACCCACCGATACCCTGGGTAGCGTTACCTGCACCACCAGTAATGGTTACAGAACCACCGCTGTGGATACCGCTAGAGGTATTTGCGCCACCCTGAATAGTAACACCATATGCTGAACCTGCCGCATTTCCAGCACCGTTTACTGAAATGGTTGTTCCACCAGTAACGGAAGAAATGCCAGTTAATGCTTGAGTTGTCGAAGAGGATTGAACAGTAGTAGTACCTATGTAGAGAGCTGCTAGTCTAGCAAAGGCAACAGTTCCAGAAGAGATGTTAGAACCATTAAGGCTAGTAAGGCTTGCACCAGAACCGCTGAACACAGTTGCTGACAAAGTTCCAGTAGATGGAACAAAAGTTAAACTTGTTGCATTACTAATTCCCTGGTTTCCATTAGTAGTGCTAGCTACAAATGTAGGATAAAAAGTAGAAGAGGAACTAGATAGCGTTGTCGCAACGTTTGTAGAGTTAGTTGCATTTGTTGCATTTGTAGCGTTAGTTACGGCAGTAGAACCAATAGCGGCTACGATATCAGCGGCGCTAGCAACAGAAAGAGCGCTCGTGCCGTTTCCTCTAAGTAACCCTCCAGAGGTAAACGTAGCTGCTCCAGTACCTCCCGCTGTTACTGGTAGAGTTCCAGTAGTAAGAGCCGAGGTAGATGTAGCATAAACAGCTCCACCGCTGGTAAACGAGGTTAAACCAGTACCACCTTTATTTGTGGCAATAGTAGTGGCGCTCCATGTACCAGTTGTCACAGTACCAAGAGTAGTAATAGTACTTTGACCAACATAGTTAGAAGAAATATCTATGGAGTCGTTATTTACAGTAATTCTGTCTGTAGTTCCTACTACGTCAAAAGCGTTACCGTTCTTTACAAGACCAGCACCAGCGGTTACAGATGAAACACCGGAGAACTGGGTGAAAGTAATGTCATCAGTACCAATTTTCACTGAGTAACGAGTTGACGCTCCTGTACCAATAGTGGCGGTTCCTTTTATTGTTTGAACCCACTGAGTTCCGCCCCAGTTAGACCCACCAGCAATATATACTAAGTCACCAGAAGTTACGTCGCCAAAGTTGCTGTTGTCAAAGTCTGCAGCACGAGTAAGAACAGCCGCAACACCAATAGCACCAGCAGTAGTTACTACGTAGATACCGTTTGCAATAGACGCTGTTCCAGTGTCAGCTGTCACACCTCCATTAACTACTACACGGTCATACTGCGCTAAAGTAACAGTGGTGTCCACAGTCACTACGCCAGTATTGGTATAGGTGATGTACGCTCCTACACCAGTACCTCCATCGGCACCAGTGGTACCAGCTGTATAAGTACCGGCAATCGTAGAGTCAATCAAAGCTACCGCAGAAGCGTGAGAGTTTACGCCCAAAGATACGTTATCTACATAACGCTTATTAGCAGCGTCAGTGTCGTTTACGGGGTCGGCAAGATTAATGATAGTTTTGCTAGATACGTTTACGGCACCGGTACCATTAGGAACAAGGACAACGTTTGTGTTTGAGCCACCAGCTGTAAATGTAAGAGCTCCGGTACCGGTTATAGACCCATTAACGGTTCCGGTTCCTCCGTAAGCAACGCCAATAGTGTCACCGTTCCATACCGAAGACGCGCCTAGCGTCAGACCGCTAACAGTTGTAGTGGTTCCGCCAATAGAAACAGATGTACTACCTAGAGTAAATGTGCTGCCACCGGTAGCGACGGTTAGCCAAGAGGAGCCATTGTAGACTTTTAAAGTATTGCTAGTGCTGTTATAGTACAGCCTACCGGTGACACCGGTAGGGTCGTTGGCTACGTTATGAACAATAAAGTTCTGTAACTCAAGGCTATTCAGGTTTATGGGGGTTAGAAAATTACGAGCCATTTACATTCCTAAGATAGATAAGCAAAACCAGTTGTGGCTATGCTAAAAACTACGTTTAAACTGTTATCATTTACGTGCACAATGTTGCCTTCAATATTTAAAGACGCTGAATCAATAGTGGTAACGTTTGGCTTAAAGCCAAGATTATGTGTAATGCTCCAAGTAGAGGATACCGCATTTTGCGTATGAGTGTACGCTATAGTGGGCGCTGGGCCTACGGGGCCTTGTGGTCCAGTCGGTCCAACAGGTCCAGTTGCACCAGTAGGTCCAGCAGGTCCGGTAGGACCAGCGGGACCGGCGGGTCCCGTAGGTCCGGCAGGACCAGGATTTCCAGGTTCAACGTTGACTACAGTAGACGGGCTAGCTGGGGTAGCTGGCGTTGTTACTGTGACTTCTACAACAGGAGACGGGGTAATTATAATTTGGTCTGGCATTACTGAGTCACCTGTGGGTAAGCAAATATTTGTCCACGCAAGTATGTCTTAGAGAAGTTAGCATCGGACAAAGATGTGGCCTGTATATCCCAGAAACATCTGGTTGGGATACGTACAGTATCTGCTGCGCTGAGCGATAGCTGAAGTTTTCTAAGGTTAGCGTCATACACAGCGATTGTAAATGTAGCCCATAGGCTAGGCGATGCAGGATAAGTTCTAACCTGCGCCTTAAATACTAGGTCGTTGAAGTTAAACGTGTCTGGGAAGTCAAGGATAACAGAGAAGTTATCGCCCTTTTGCAAGACAATATCGTAGATTGGTACATCGCTTGGGATTGGGGTACGACCATTAATGTCACGCTGAATGTAGACTCTTTCTGGCATGGTTGAGTCATCAATTTCCTGGGATACGTAAACAGGCACAAGCTTGTTTGTGGTACGGCTCACCCTGCGTAGAACTCCCATCTCAATTCGCCAAATACCAATGTTTAGCGCAGCACAAATATTTCTATACTGCTCTTTGCGAGATTCGATAATAGCGTTTAATTGCGAAAATCTTTGAGACCTAGGTATTGCTACCCCATCCGGACCTTGGATATTTATATCAAAAGCTGCGTCCGTAGCTAGGGCCCACAGGGCCTCAGTGGTCGCTAGAAGGACGACTGGGTATACTTCTATCTCCGGAAGCGTATCCAAAGTTATGGCCCTGTTAAAGCCGTCTGTGCGGTTTTCGGTGTGCTGTAGCACAGCTACATTTATAAAGTAATCTAGCTGGTCATCGGTAAAATACCTAAATACGCTACCAGTCACTTTTAGAGTTCTGTTAGCCGCAAGGGTGTTTACCGTGTGAATAACGCCATAAATAGGTTCTACGGTATAGCCTGCTGGGTTTGCTAGTGGAGTTCCATTGTCGGTTACCATCAAGGTGGTTGCTTCGACAGGCTTTACGCCTAGGTTAAAATCTTTAGTAGTTCCGTCAGTAGTAAAGGTCTTAGTAAATTGACGGGGTTGGTCATTTAGCTCTAATCGTACCTTACTTCTAAGGTCGGAGAGTGTTGCCATAATACGCCTAACCTAAAAATCGAGTCACTTCTATGATGACCTAGAAATTAAAAAAAGTCTGGATAAACGAAACAGCGGGCACTACACCCGCTGCTCGCCTACAAGGTCTTTAGTATCGAGCCGATACGTAGCCTTTTTCCTCAAGATGAGTTGCAATCTCTTCGGTTACTTCGTACTTCTGTCCAGCCTTAAAGCTGTAGTAGTTTCCTGCACCAAAGGTCATAGACTCAATGTTGTCTGATACGCGGATGGTAACTGTCTTACCTTTACCGCTAGTCTTAATAACTTCATCAACAACAATTGCTTGAGCACGAGTTGGCTCTGTAGCGTCGATAACTTCTGTTTCAGCTTTGATAGCTGCTTCCGCAGTAGCCATTGCAAGTTCGCTTGCGCGAGATTGCTGTTCGTCTAAAGCCTGCTGAGCGAGGGCGTCGCGCTGACGACCAGTAAAGTCGGTCGGTTTCTTTTGTGTTGCCACGGTATGTTCTCCTAATTATTATCTCTGAGGGGGTATTGTAGAGGGGGGCCATTGCTGACCCCCCTCAGACAATTAGTTGGTTTCTGCTACAACAACAGCCTGGTCAGTAATTAGACCTAGACCAAAGATGCTGTACCAAGCGAGGGCGTGCTCACGACCGAAGTCTAGAATACCACCATCGCGTAGCTCTACTGGAAGAGAGATTGCGTGACCGAATGCGTTATCTCCAATGAAGATAGAGTCATAACGGTCAGCTGAACCTGCACCAGTGAACTCGTCTGGGGTTACATAACCACCACCAGGGGTTACAGTTGGGTTAGAAACAGCAACATCTCCGACGTAGCTTGTACCTGCACCACCGGTAACCTTACGGACCTGAGTGGTTTCGATGAATACGGTGTCGTATAGACGGCCGATTTCACCTAGCATGAAGTTACCTGGAGCAGCGTACTTAGTTACTTCAATAAACTCAGCAGTGTCGCGTAGACGACGTGACTGGTGAGGGTGAACGAAAGCAACATAAGTTTCGCCAAGCCTTGGGATGTTCTTGGTTGATAGTGTCTCGACTGCGTCCTTAACCACGCGAGGGGTTAGATGGAAGTTTCCAGTCATAGATGCACGGCTAGTACCTAGGGTACCGTAAGCGTACTGGTTGAAAGTACCGGTTCCGTTGGTAATTGAGAGCATGTTGGTACGGTCTTCACCATAAATCTTAGAAGTAGCACCGTAAAGGGTGTCGCGGCTAAGCTTGTCTAGGTAAAGAGCCATGTTACGACCAAGCAGACGTGAAGCAGATGCCATAACGTCATCGAATGATGCGTTTAGCAAAAGCTCAGAAACTGCAAGTGCGTATCCGTGCTCTGAAACGGTGATTGAGAATTGCTGTGCTGTTAGCGCGTTGGTCTGCATACGAACACCTTCAACAAGCGCCGAAGCGAAGCCAAGGTTGTTGTAACGCAAGAAGTTAATCTGAAGACCAGGTGCAACACCTAGTTCAGTCTTCTTAACAGCGAATTGCTCAAAGCGAAGAATCGGCATAGCCTGGAAAAGGATTTCCTTTGACCAGATTTGCTGAATCGCCTGGGTTAATTGGGTATTTGTACCCGAGTAAGAGGTAGGGGCTGCGGCTAGGTTGCCAGTACCCGTAATACCTGATGCCATTTTTATGGTCTCCTAAATAGAATTTGACTTTGGATTATGGGTTAGTTACCGAACAAGCCCTGTCCGCGACCTTGAGCTTTATCGCTCAAAAGACGTTGACGATATTTTGCGTATTCATTCATCGGCATGGCAGCAATTTCTTGTGCCGTTAACGTGCGTTGCTCCGAATTTATGTCCAGTGGCCCGGTGGGAGGAGTAGTGATACTCGTTCCCTTCATTTCCTTTCGAGCGCTTTGCATAGCCTGCTGGGCACTCTCAAGGATTCGAGCTGAGCGCTCTTTCAAGCTCTCGACGCTCGAGATTACCTCTTCCTGGCTTTCACCAGATACAAGGTCTAACAACTCGGGAATTATATTTTCCCGCTCAGCTTCAAGCACTTGCTGCTTAAAGTTGGATAGTTCAGCATAAGACTTTTCGCGCTCCCATAGTGCAAATGCGCGTTCACGTTCTTGACGTTCACGCTCCAATTGCTCACTCCATTCGGCTTCCTTCTGCTTTAGAAGGTCGCGAACATCCATATCAGCTTCGGCCTTAGCACGCTCTTCAGCGTTTTTAGCCTCTTCTTCCGCACGCTTTGCCGCTGCTTCTTCATCGCGAATTTTTTTCAACTCCGCGAGTTCTGATTTTAACGACTCAATTTGTGGATAAAGTTTGTCTTTTTCCTGGGCACGTGCCTTGGAGAGGTCTTCATCAGTAAATAACTTAGAACTCTTTTCAGCTGCTTCGGTAAAAGACACTGACGTAGCAATTGACGCGTCAGCGTCAGGGCTTGCTACTGTTGGAGCTACTCCTGCTTCGGCTTCAAAAGCCTCGGCATTTGGTTGTGATTCTGCTGTACTCATTTATTTCCTTTATTCTCGGGGGCGTTTTTCAAATGTGTCTAGGACACGTGTCACGTATAGCCGCTCAATGTGTTGTCAATATCAAGTTTTACCTGATATCTCCGAATTTTCTTGCTAAATGCAAATTATTTTTCGTAATCTTGCGGAATTTGTCGTTGAGGCAATTTAGTTCCGTAAGCTTGCGTTACAAGTCTGTTTCTAAGCTCTGCCTCACCTAGAGTTACGTTGTCAAGCGTTTGTGGGTCAAGCATAGTTTGAGTAGGAGGCATAGCCTCTTCGTTAGGCTGCCCGCCTCCAGGTGCGCCTCCAGGAGCACCGCCAGGGCCAGGCTCTCCGCCAGGCATTCCTCCGGTGATTGTCATAATTTCATTTTCAATTTCAGCTTGAATAAGGCGCAAAGCTCCGTCAGCAACTGCATCATCAATAAGTTCTTTACGAATCTCTTGAAGCTTGGACTCTGGGAACTCTTCACCAAGGTCGCGCAAAGCACCTTCTTTAGACTGCAAACCAAGGGATAGAAGTGATTGAACTTCGTTAAGGACAATAAGTTTGTCCAGAGGAAGAGGCGGAGGAAAGTGACAGTAAGTCCTATAGGTCTCTGGGTCATTAGGGTCTAGCTGAACTAGTTGCTCCGGCTTAGGCATAGTTTCAACATCTGGATTTAGCAAGAATGTCTCTGGCTCTTTTAGCGCCAACGTACGTAAAACTAGTTCGTTTACGCGCTCTAAGCCGTGAGCATACTGAACAATTTTTTGGTGATAGCGGTTCATCAAAGGCTGGAACTGGATAGAAAGGGCAACACCAGAAGTGTTAGAAATAGGTTGTGCTTGACCAAGAGCGGATTCTGGAACACCGGTCATTTCGTGCATAGCCTGCTTTAGTTTAAGCATAAAGTCCATAGCGCCCTTTAGGCCTTGGCTACCACCTTCAAGATTTTCTACTCTAGCGTCTTTTGGTAAACCACCCCAAACTTTATTAGCGCCTTTTTCTAACTGGCTTGCCTTAGCGCCAATAATTACAGTTACAGGAGCAGCGTGGTAGTTTACAATGTCTGCAATGTCTGTCGCCGTTTCGTTGTAAATCCTGTTAATGCTGATAATTTCGTTACAGTCACTTAGTCCCCATGGAGAACCAGAGATTCTAACATTAGGTATGTGAATTACCGGAATCATTCCAATAGGATTTGGGCGAGAGTCAATCATTTCATCATTGATGTACTCTTCAATTGTGTCCTCAGTTAGGATTTCTGTGTAGGTGTAGACCTGACGAGTTCCTTCAAGAGATGTGCCCCAAAAACGGTATTTTAGTTTAAATCTAATTAAACGTTCACGGTCGTGAGGGTGAAACTCTGGAAAACAGAAAGATGAGTTTAACGGTAATATACGAACACGGCCCGGGTGAACTCCACCAGCTGGGTCTTCGTACCCCTCCTCATACGCAACCTTGATAAAGCAGTCTCCAGAAACAGCGCCCTGCTGCCCTAGCTCCCAAAGCACAGTGGCTTTATTATTGTCCACTTCCCAGACTCTCTCTAAAAGATTAGGTACAATACCTTCGGTTGCCTTTACGCTGCGGAACTGAACACCTTTGCTAAAAGTGAAATTAATAATAAAGTCAGTGATAGCGCGGTAATAGTTCAGTACTACGGCCGGTTCTCCAGCCTGACGTCGATAAGATGTGTGGTGGCCAAGATACATGGCCCAGTTTAGGGAGTAACGGTTTAGACGAGGACCGTGGACCTCAAACTCTTCGTCAGCAAGTTCTACTAGACCCAGAGGGGAAATGCTGATTGTAAGGTCAGAAGATGCCGCTCTATACGAGGGGGGTGAAAAATCAATTGAAGACATGCTGCTCAGAACTTCCAGTCAAATTATTTTTTAGTACTTATAGTGTAGCGTATAGAAGTCAATTATTTTCTAAATCTCTCTCCAGCAATACTGCCTTTTCCAACCGGCTTAGTGACCTTATTCTTTCGGTCTTTTTCTAGCTTGTCCATTTTTTCCTGAGCATAGTCCCTAAATCTAGGGTCTATTTCCTTCTTGCTATCTACAAACTTTCCGCCTAGTTGAACATACCTTGAATGAACCCAGTGGGCGGCTGCTGGAGAAGGGTATTTGGCAAATTTAGTTTTTGCTTGCGTGGTAATAGTGTTCCACAGCTTAGGGTTAGCAGGATATTGTGTGGGGGATTCCTGTACTTCTTTACCCTTAATAAGTGCCATAATTCACCGCCTAAGACTCAAACCACCCGCGCCCCATCATCGGTGGGACACGGGAGGCCTGAGAGATTTTACCTAGTCCGTAACCTGAGTTGGGTTTGGACGCTGTTGACGAGAACCGTCGCGGAAAACTTCCTCAAACACGTTTGAACCGTGGTCTGAGAATGCAGCTCCGGAGAACTCGCTTAGGTAGTCCTGTGCTTCAATCCAAGCAGCAGAACCAACGTGAGCACGCTCGCGCATGGTCTCTTCAGCTGTCTTGGTGTGTACAGGGGCATTACGGTTTGGACGACCGGCAGCTGGGGTGTAACCCTGCTGTGCTCCAAGGATAAACTCATTTGGAACGTCGGTGTCGGTTGCGATTCCTTCTTCGAAACGAAGTGGTCCGCGCTGTCCAGGAACTGCTGCAGCCATCTTACGGTCGTAAGTTACTGGGGCGTTCTCTGGGAATTGTGGGTCTGGTGCAATTGACATTAATATCTCCTAAAAGGTTGAGGCCTCATATACAAGTGTTGTACGATTTTCGCTTTTTCGCAGGATAAACTAGATTTATCTGTAAAATGGGCTAGAACTTACTTCAACGGTGGGCATGGTCAAATCCATTGTTAAACTGCAGGCTATAGCTAAACTATCCGCAAAATCGTCATGGGCGTGAGCCTCTTCAGGAGCATGGGCTAAGAAGTTTGGGCCTTGAAACTTTATTTCCAAGTCAGTCATTTGCTGGTAGAAGCGCTTCCATCTTCGCAGTTGTCTAGTCTTAGCGTGAGCTGGCCATCCTATAAGTCTGCGTTCCATCAAAGTCTTTAAGTGCTTCCAACGCTTAGACTGCTCAGACTGGCTGCTACCTACGGATATAACTTCAGACCTAGTCAAAAGAAGCCTTAATCTTTGAGCTACCGCATCACCTACACCGTTGGCGTCTACCCCTACATATAACACATTGTAGTTTTCTAGAAAACTGACTATTTGAAAGTACTGGTCTTCCCAGTCATCCCCCTGTATTTCTAGCCAGTTAAGAATCCTGTGGTCAAAATACCCAAATTCATCTGGGCGGTCCCAGTCCACCCATACTACAGTAACTACTGTAGAGTCCATTTTACGAGCTGGGTCAATACCTACTACAACTGGGGTACGGTGCCAAGCGTCCACAATTTTTTGTGATGTGTCACCCAAGTCATCCATTACAGAGGAGGACACAAACATACCGCGTTCTAGTAGCCATTTGCAATTGTATGACATTTGAAACTCGTCTGAATCCTCGCCAATACGAAGCATCTCCTTACGGATAAACTTTCCGTACTCTTCGCTAACTTTAGATACGTCTCGCCAATCCCATTGAAAATGATTTTGCTTACCGGAACGACCAGTAGCACGTCGTTTGTTGAGTTGAATAGCTCGATAAAAATTATTTTTATGCGTAGTTGGAGTACCGGTTTTTACCATAGTACCGTTTGTAGATGCAAGCATAGGGCCAATAGACTTAGCCACGGTGAAGTCATCTGCTTCCTGACACTCATCAATTACGATAAGGTCGAAGGTCTTAGATTCAATTTTTGCTCTAGGGTTTGCGGTCATCATCATAACCGAGGAGTTAGAGTTTTTAAGTTTTACCTGTTTAGTTACGCCAGAAACTTTTTTAGCTTCATCATCAATTTCTGGGTCTTCTAGTACGGCAAGTGCATGCTCACTAGTAAGCCGGGTAATAACGCGGCTAAACAAGGTTTCCGCCTGGCTTTCAACTGGGGCAAATAGTCCTACTCTAAACCCGTCTTTAAATCTGCCAAGCAAGTCTGGGTACATTTTTGCAAGTCTAGGTAAGATAACCATTAGAGCAGCGACTACGTCTGCAACGGTCTCTGACTTACCTGACTGACGAGAGGCAAGAGCTGTAATCTCCTCACCTTCGTTTATAACTACTGACTCTATTATTCTTTTAGCTAAAGGTTTTTGGTATGTTCTCAGGTCATGCCCTACTAAGGCTTTCATAAAGACCATTATTTTTTCTATAAGCTGGTTTACACCCTCGCGTGATAGTTCATCTAAGCCGTCATCATACGGCTCATCCATAGATGATTCGTCGTCTAGATATCCTTCTAGTTCTTCAAAGTCTTCAATATCACTCATATTAACCTTAAATTAAAGTAACCCTGAGCCAATCTGACTCAGGGTCACCAAGTGCCACACGGGAGAGAAGATGGTTGGCACTTAAAGAATACCACAAATGCTTCGTATCTACAACTGGGTAGTTCTTTTATTTAATTCTTCAATCACTGCGTGAAAAGCTTCAGCACCAGTAACCAATTCTTTTAGAGCTTCTTTAGTGTGATTGCGTTCGTAAATAGTTAATAGCCTGCCAAGTTCGTACAAAGACTGGTCGGCCCAAACTGTAAGGTCGTAAGTAGATATACGAGAAACTCTACGAGCAATCTTTTCTGGAAACGGCTTATCCCACTTTTTTCTTTTCCAGGGCATTACCATTTTTTAATCTCCTCGGGGTCGGTATTAATCCCCCTAAGAACTTTGCCAAGAGCTTCTTCTTCCTCGATTGGCTTACCCCATATACCAAAAGCGTATCCTCGTGGAATAAACGGAACCCAAAACACAATACAGGTAGCGCTTTCTCTGTATGGGTGCTCTGTTTCTTGACTCCAGCCCCACTCAAACATAGGGAATACTGGGTGCTTTAGTTTAATTGTGTCAACGTATAGTGGTCCGACTGATTTCATATTATTAGTCTTTCTTATTTCCTTCGTATAGTTGTTTTGCAAACTGCTTTACGTCGTTCATTTGAACACGTCTATTTCTAGGCATAGAGCTTACATCAGCTGGCCCCATGTCAGGCCACTGGTCTAAACCAGATTCTCTAAGGAATTCTCCTTTAGAGGTTGCTGCTTGAAAATCATACCACATATAATCTGGCACTTCTCGATACTCCCACCAGGTGCCGTCTCTAAAAACTACCGTAAGTGTTTGGGTTTTAAAGTCATATCCGGCTTTTAAAGTCCTAGGTTTTTTTGGATTTGTAGAAGTAGTTACAGATAAAACTGTATTACTTGGGGTGTCTACTTCAAAATCTTTATCAGGAGCATCATCGCTACCTTCTAGTAGGATATCAAGCCACTTCTTAGTCTGCTGATACGCAGAGCTTTTCTTATCAGTTTTTGGGGTATAAGAATATTTAGGAGTTTTATCTTTCCAGGGGTCATCAGGTCCGTAATCAGGCATTAGTCTTCACTTCCGCAATCATGTATCTCCAGCTCTGATTCAAACACTACATCGCCGCAGTTTCTGCATCTAAATGCTTTTTCTTCTTCTCCAGAATCTTCATATTCTACCACAACTTCAGGCTGTTGTGTAATATCAGGCTCTAGCGGGTCCTCTGGAGGGTAGTATGCGTGTGAAGGTACCGGATGAGCTTGATAAGCTTGTTTCCGAGTAATTCGCATTATTCTGTTTCCGCTGGGGTGTCCTCGGCAGGTGGAGTAGTTGATTTCTTTTTACTAGAAACAGGGGCCGTGGTTTCTACCGGATACAGTCCTTCTAACGCACCAAGTCTTAGATAATCAGGTAAATCTCTGTTGCAGTAATGAACTTTACTAGCGGTAACTGGAGCTACAGTATATAGAGCATCCTGGTCACAATTTGAGCATTTCATAGTTCTCCTTATTAATTCGTATCAATGATACCAGATTAACCGTTGTTCTCTTTTACATGTTGGTCAAACTTACCTTCTAAATTTGCCAAGTCGACTTTTATATCCGTGATGTCTGATTTAATACATAGCACATCATCCCGAAGTGAAGAGCCATGATTTGGTTTAAGTTCAGATAAATATTCTCTTATTAATTCATTTATGACTTCGGTTGTATGGCCCTTAATTAAACGAGCTACAATGATTCCCCCGAGACTAAGAACGGCGCAAAGCGCTGAAATGATAGCAATAAGCTGGTCGGTACTCATAAATCCCCAATTATCTAGTTCCCCACCAATTACGGCCAGGGTTAGCGTATGAAAAAGTTGTTGGCTTTTCTTTTTGGTTTAAATATATTCTACGAATACCAAATCTCGTATCATTTATCTGCGCAGGCTTGCTAAGCGGCTGCTTAAATTCTTTACTGCGTTTTACGGATTCCATCTAAGCCATGCTTTCATGTGCGTAGGTGTTCCGGAAATTACTGGGCCCTGCACTCTTTTAAGTGCGTCAGAAAACTCTCTAGAGCGTCCTACAGGGCGTAAATCGTGTTCAAACACGTCGTTAGGGGTAATTGAGCCTGTACGCCTCGCTAGAGGGCCCTGGCGACGTATATCAACCTTAAGATGCGGCATAAAACCTACTATTTTTTAGTTTTAGTTGCTGGCTTTTTAGGTGCTGGCTTAGCGGCGGGCTTAGGTGCTGGCTTAGCGGCGGGCTTAGGTGCTGGCTTAGCGGCCGGCTTAGGTGCTGGCTTAGCAGCTGGCTTTTTACCCGGCTGTTTGGCGGCTGGCTTTTTACCCGGCTGTTTGGCGGCTGGCTTAGCTGCTGGCTTAGCAGCAGGTTTATCGGCTGGCTTAGTAGATGTCCCGCGCCTACGTGAATCTTGTCTATCTATAGTTTTTAAATCTTTTTTATTTTGAGACGACTTTGATTTTCTTTCAGCAGCTTCAGTTCTCATGTTTTGGAGTTCGCGAGCAAGTCTGATTTTTTCATCAGTCGTATGAGTAATGATGTTCTTTTTAGACTCTTCGCTTGCCGCAGTTTTTTGTCTGTGTAGCTCTTCTTGGTTAGCGTAGTCTCTGCCTCCGCCTTTTCCGCGTCCTCTGCCGCCTCCGTCTCCAAATAATTTACTAGCCAAATAAGCTTTTCCAAGCGTAGCTAATCCTTTACCCTCAATGTTATGGGAGCCAACAGTTTGCTTAGCGCCTTTGCCGAATACAGTTTCTTCACTCATAAGTACGATTGTATCTCTAAATAATAAATTACGCTAGTCAAAAGAAAAACCCCAGCCGTTTGGCTGGGGTCTCTCTAATTGGCTGATTAAGCCCACGAAGTAATCGTGATGGTTCCAGTTGTAGCAACTGCAGAGTTTGCAGCGGCACTCTGAGTCTTTACAGTACCAGCGGCACCTGTTAGGACAGTTCCTGGAGTGATTGCGCCGGTGTCGGCTACAGTCCATCCTGAACCTGCGATAACTAGGGTGCTTCCGCTACCACCGGTAATTGACCAGGTACCGACTAGAGCAGTCGGAACTCCTGTACCAGCAGCGATAGTGACCTTAGTGCCTACTGGCCAGGTACCGGTACCGCCAGTTACGTATACAGTAGCAGCTGTAGTGGTAGTCACGTTGATTCTAGTTAGCTGAGTAGCGGTGTTAGTAACGCCAGTGGTGTTAGTAATGTTAGCTAGCTCGAAGCCCTGGTCCTGTAGACCGTCAAGTGCGTTAGCAGTGGTTAGACCGAGTACGTTAGGAACAAGGATGTTTCCTTCGCCAGCACCGTCGTACGCAGTAAGAGCGTTGGTAGCCTGTACTTTACCAGTCTGTCCGGTAACAGTAACACCAGAACCTGCTGCGTCAGTTACAGTAAATGAAACAGCGTTTGCGGTAGCAACAGTAGCGCTAGATAGGTTAAACGCGCTAACAGTAAGACCAGTAACGTTAACAACGTCACCAGCAGCTAGCTTGTTCTGTGAAGTATAGGTTACGGTTGTTCCGTCACCAGTAGCGGCGGTAACAATGAAGTTTCCAACTGCTGGGGTGTAAGCAGGGTAACCGGCCCAGTCTGCTTCAACAATGCTGTGGTTGTCCAAAGCAGGGTTTAGGCGAGCGCTTGCAGACTTGGTAGTCTGTGACCAGTAGCGGTCTGCACCTGTTACAACAGTAACAGTTCCAGTCTGGGTTGACAAAGAGCTTTCACCGTCAGCTGCAGCACTTTTTACAGTGAACTGGCTTGAGCTAGTAGTAGCGACTGATACGTTACCTAGGTTGAACTTTCCGTTAGTAAGACCAGAAATGTTAATTACCTGACCTACTGAAAGTGAGTTTGTAGCTGTGTAAGTTACAGTACCGGAGCTTGCGCTTGCGGCAGTGATGCTGTAGGTGACCAAGCCACCTGTCTGAGTTGCGGTTGCAGCACGCTCGTCGTTTGGCTGTAGAGGTAGATTACCCCATACAAAATCAACTGCGTTTGCACCCGAACTATCTGTAGGATTTCCGATGTTATTCGGCATAATTTATATTTCTTTCTCTAGAGAATAGGGATGAGTACGTCCCCGTCGGGACGCTATAACTAGTATGGCAAGCAGGGGGGCAAAATTCTAACTAAATAGAATTATTTTTCAGCGTCGCTATTCCAAGTTACAGTGTGCGGACGAGATTCTTTTTCAATGTGAGCACGGGCACCAGGCGTGTTTATTTGGCTCCCACGCATAATTACCTTGCCCGTATCCTTGTGGGTAACGGTAAAATCGGCAAACATGTTCTTTGGAGTTACGTCAGATACTCCCTTAGCATCTAAATGCTTAAGCTCACCGTCTTTGCCCATGTCAAATTGGGCACCTTCTGGAAACATTACTTTTCGTTTTCTTTCTTACCTGCGCGGCGCTTGTTTTCCTTAGCGGTGTTCTTACCATGCTTTAAGGCACGCAGGTTACTAGACTTGTCATTAGAGTGGTTATTGTCCTTGTGGTCAACATCCACGTTCTTAGGCAACTTACCGTTTTTCTTCTCATACTGATAGCGAGCAGCTGAGATAGAAGTACGTGAGCCATCTGGGTTAAGAATAGACATCATAGGACGTCCACCGTTTTTCTTAGAACCCTTAAATGGGCCATAAACTTTTTTACCGCCCGAAGTACCGGCAAGGGTACGAGGCTTCTTTTTAGCTGGCTTTTTTGCTGCCATTATTTCTCCTAGAGGTCTTTAGAAGTACGGTATACAGAAGGCTCACCGCGGCGTGCGCGACCAACGGCTGAAGCGTCAATCTCTGTAGCGGCTTTAGGGTCTTCCTTGTATTCTTTCATAAGGTCTTGAACGGTAGCGGTACGAACAGCGTGCTCAGCGATATTCTTTTTGTAAAGCTCTTTAGCAGCTGCCTGCTTTTTGGTTGCTTTTGCAAACTTTGATGGCAAGAAGCCTAAAAGAGACGCGTTTGCTCTTTCCATCTTGTCGCCTTCACTCATTTGAGGCTTGTTTGGGTACATTATTTTTCCTCTTTCTTGGACTGCTTCTTAAGTTCTGCTTGGTACATCTCTTCCATTTGTTCCTGGGTTAGAGGCTCATTTGGCTGATTTCCCATTATATCGTGGTACTCGTCCTCAGTAACCCCGTAACGCTTTAGCTCTTCTGGGTCAACTGGTGGTTTAGAAAATTGTGAATTATTTGGAATCATTGTGCACTCCCGTAAGGTGTTTGAGCCACATTAGTTGCTGCTACTGAAGTAGTATACCTCTGAACAGCTCCTCGTGGACCTGTAAAGATTCTATCATTAATTCTACGGGCCCCCATGACATCTAAGCCTAAAACGGCATTATTTTGGGTGAATACACCTAGTACTTGGTGCACCTCGGGCGCACGGCCGCGTGCAAATTCTTCATTTAGTCCGCGTGGCTTCACTTGTGTTCTCCTATGACTCTAAATCCTTGACGAGACATGTAGTGTTCTTCATCGATACGTGGGCCAGGCAGGGTCTCATGTTTACCTATTGGCTTTACTACATACACCTTAGCACCTTCGCCGCCATAAAGCTTGGCAGCGTGGGAGCTATTTGAGGCCCAAGCTACAAGGTCGGATGTATTTTTACCTGCAGTGCGTGGTTCAATGATGTCTCCAGGTTTGAAGTTTTGAGTGGAGCCATGTAGCATACCGCCTATGAAGTCGGCATTGTTTCTTGGCACTACTCGTCTCCTCCGCGCAGCTTCATTAGTCGTTGTGGTCCTTGCCATGAGTGAAATCTATCAATCTGCCAGATATTTCAGGTTCGCGTGGAGGACGTTTATTTGCGGTGTCTTCCATATGCGCTATAGACAGCATTTGCTTATGAGCCCCATTTTCCCTATGGATGTTCTCAGCGGCAGCCGTATAGGTGTCTGATACTCCCCTAACCCCACTCTTTTTAGGGACAGCATACCAACCATCTTTATAGGGGTCAAAACCAGATTTATTTATTCTAGCTCTCGTTTTATCAGAGTCGCAGACAGAGCAAGTTACGCCTACTTTTACGTCAGAGTTAGCTGCTTTTGACTTTTTACTCATTAATTGCTTCTCTCTCTCTACACTTTACTTCCAAGGAGAGTCGGACTGTGGGTGTCTATCATCTAAAGCTTCGCACTTTTTACAGTTTTCAGCATACTCCATATAGGTGTTATGCGGTTGAACACCGGCAGCTTTATCTGCTGGATGCCACTCTCTAGCTCCGCGAAATCCTGGTTCTCCGGTGCCCATAACTTTGTGCTGGTCTTCTCTTACGCCTACCCTCAAGCCATTAGCAAAGGTATATGTAGAGCTTCCAGGCTTGTTATCCCAGCCATGCGGCTTATCTGTGCCAAGAGTAAACTCAGCTGTGCGGCCAGCTTTCCGCATCTCACGAGCCTTCTTGTTTCTGCTATTTCCCATTACTTCTTTTTCTCCTTACTTAAAAACCCAGACTGTGGTCCAGGGTTGGAATCCCTAAGCAATTTTTTATCTAGCTTTGGACTTAGCATAGCGTCCAAGCGAATAGAAGCGTTACGTGATTTTTTGTTTTCGATGTTGTCAGCTTCTGTTACCTGACCACGAGCTCTTAGAGCATCAGCGCGGTTGGATTCTCTTATGTACTCATTGTGCATCTTATTCACTGCACTTTTTTGTTTAGGGCTGTAGCCTTTTGCAGAACTCTTAGCTCGAAGGGTAGCTTCTTTAGCTACGCGTCTAAATTGTTTTGGTACATTAGCCATCTTTGCTCTCCTCACGAACAGACTTGTGGATGATACGGTTCTCAGGCTTTTCCTGCCACGCGCTCATCGGACCGAATGGCGTAGTCTCAGCTATCTTCTTATCTTTAAACTTAAGGAAGTTAATAACCTTCCCCTTGGTTTTATCGAATTGACTCTTCTTCGGTTCCATATCTCCCATTATCTATTAAAACCAGGGAAACCGCAAGTTAAGCATATAGCACATTTCGGTTAACAATGCAAGTTCCCAAAAACAGCTTGGGCCGCCAAAACCTAGCAATTAAATATTAAAAAAGGCTACTGCCTGCCAAAATAGGGCTCTACCCGTTTCTGTGCACTGGTGCCGTTATCATTTCGTTATACAATTAACCCTACCCCCCCTGAGATAACGATTTGATAACGGCCCTAGAATAATCCTGTTTAGGGCATAGAGTTATCTTGTTAGGCAAACGAGAGATAACTACAAGGGTTATCCAAGAAGTTGCCTAGCAGATAAGGGCAACAAAGATGTTAGTAAGTCAAGAAGTAATCGTGTTCGATACAAATAGCGAATACGACCTAGCGGATGTAAGAATTCAGGTTAGAAGTTGGATAACCGACCCTTATAGCCGTATGCCAGAACAGGACCTTTACCTAACCCGAAAAGGTATAGTAGACCTTATGAACGCTTTACAGTCGGCACTGGAATTGCTAGGTCAGGACTTTATTGTTCACCACGATGGCAGTATCTCAATTACTATTGACGACGGTAAAAAGTTAGTTGATACTCAGTATGTCAACCTAGCCGATTACAAGAACGGCATAGTAGCCGAATAGGCAACCCTAGACCTGAGCAAGTCTATAAACTGCTCAACCACTACTAATAGAAGGGCAAACTAATGGAACTACTAGCAACGATAAACGGGAT